GATCGACAGGATTGCGGAGGACGTCTTCAACCCCGAGACAATAGCCTCGTTCGAGGGCAAGCCGGTCACGATCAACCATCCTGACGACATGGTAACACCGGAGACGTGGAAGGAGTTGGCGGTCGGTACGGTCCAGAATGTCAGACGCGGAGGCGACGGCAGCGAGGGCCTCATGCTTGCTGACCTGCTTGTCACCGACGCCACGGCCATTAACCTCGTCAAGGCAGGCCTCAGGGAGGTTTCTTGCGGCTATGACGCCGAGTATGAGCAAACGGCCCCAGGAAAGGGACGCCAGACGAAAATTATCGGGAACCACGTGGCTCTCGTCACAAAGGGACGCGCCGGCAGTCGGTGCGCCATCATGGATTCCAACGAAAACAAGGAGGATCAGGGCATGAAAACACTGAAGGAAATAGCCGCTGCGTTCCGGGCAAGGTTTAAGGACGCAGATGAACAGGAGAAGAAAGAGGGCGAGAACGAGATCAAGGATTGTCTCGGCACAGGCAAGGACGAGGGCGGTCTTGAAGAGATAAAGGCCACTCTCGCTGAGCTCGTAGAGAGCGACAAGCAGGTCCACGCCCAGATGGATGCCTGGAAAAAGAAGTTCAAGGACGCCGAGGAAGAGACCGAGGAAGAAAAGAAGAAACGGGAAGAGGAAGAGGCCAACAAGAAAGAGGACGAGACCAAGACCGGCGACTCCGCTTTCCGCGATTGTGCCTCACGCGCAGAGATCCTCGCCCCCGGCTATAAGATGCCCACGTTCGACGGGAAGGATGGCTCCAAGATTATCGACGGCGTCAAGCGGTCAGTCCTCGCCGATGTGTGCAAGACCGAAGACGGCAAAAAACTCGTTGAAACCTTCACCGGTCCCGTTACGGACATGGCCTCTCTGCCTCAGTCCGTCGTTGACGCGGCGTTCATCGGCGCGTCCGTCCTCATCTCCCAGAGAAACAACAAGGGCATTATCAGGGACAAGATAGCAACTGGCGATTTCGGCAAGCCGGTCACCCCGGCTACGATCAATAAACGGGCCGCTGAAGTGTGGGCGAACCGGAAATAAACCAAGGAGGGACACGTTATGTCAAACGCAATACTTTATCGTATGCCCGCCGGTATCCCCGGTGCGCTCAGCAAGGGGGCGGGACAGGCAACCGTCGAATCGGACATCTACGCCGCGGCCAATTACCCGACAGCATTCGGTGTGCCCGTCAAGTACGCAACCGGCAAGATCAGCAAGATCGTCGGTGCGGAAGGAGCAGCGGACATCATCGGCTTTCTCGTTCGTCCGTACCCGACACAGTATTCGTCCAACGAGGCCCTGGGCGCGGCCACTCCGGATATTACCCAGATAGCCAACGTCCTGAAGCGCGGCTACATGACCGTGAAGATGGATTTCGGCACGGCGGTCAAGGGCGGCCAGGTCTACGTCTGCATAGCCGTCGCCGGTGGCAATGCGATCGGAGAGATCGGAGACGCCAGCGACGCGGGGAACTGCGTGGCTGTGGCAAATTGCTTTTTCACCGGGCCTGCGGACGACAACGGCATCGTTGAGATTGCCTACAACATCTAAGGAGGGACACAAGAATGCTGACTTTTGACAGATATACCATTGATTCAACGGGCGCCTTCCTCATAGGCGAGCTGGAGCGCCTTGACCAGCAGCTGCACGAACCGCTCGTAGCGTACACCTGGTCAAGGGACATCGACCTCAGGGAAGACGTTTCCATCGCAGATGAGACCAGCTCCTTCACCAACTCCGCCTTTGCGGCAGTGGGCGGAATCAACCCTGCCGGCAAAGCCTGGATAGGCAAGGACGCGAACGCGATAGCCGGTATGCAGCTCGACATTGGCAAGACGGCCAATCCCCTGTATCTCTGGGGCATGGAGATCAGCTATACGATCCCCGAACTCCTCTCGGCCCAGCAGATCGGTAGGCCGGTCGACGAACAGAAATACAAAGGCCTCCAGCTGAAACACAACATGGACATCGACGAGATGGTCTATATCGGTGACACAGCTCTCGGCAAATACGGTCTTCTCAACTCCACGCTCGTCACATCGGGAAACGTGGTCAACGGTGCCCTGGGTTCTCCTCTCTGGACCAAAAAGACGCCTGACGAAATCCTCGAGGACGTCAACACGCTGATTGCTGCCTGTTGGGCTGCCAGCGGGTACGCTGTATGTCCCGATCAGCTCAGGCTCCCCCCGGCTCAGTTCGCCTATATCGTCTCTCAGAAAGTGTCTTCGGCCGGCAACGTTTCCATCCTCACATTCCTTGAGGACAACTGCATCAGCCTCAAGGTCAACGGGACGAAGCTGAATATTCAGCCCCTGAAGTGGTTGACGGCCGCTGCCCGCGGAGCTGCTACGGACAGGATGATGGTCTACACCAAGGCACAGGACAGGGTCCGCTACCCGCTGGTTCCTCTTCAGAGGACACCGCTTGAGTACCGGTCCATCTTCCATATCACGACTTACTTCGGGCGCCTGGGCGTTGTCGAGTGGGTCTATCCCGAAACCGCTCAGTACGCGGACGGGATATAGAAAAAAGAAGGGGTGATACATGGCTGAAGCTAAGATACTGGTCAAAAGACCATTCGAAATTCGGCTGGATGCAAAGGGGGAACCCTTGCGGTTCCCCTGCACCATCCTCAATGGGGAAGCTATCCCGAAAGAATACACCGTTCAGGAAACACTGCTCGATCACTGGTACGTAAAGGACCTCATTAAAAGGGGCAGGGTGGAACTTGCGGGCGAGTCATCCGAGGCAAGCCCTCCCGGCAATGTTGCGATTGAGGACATGACCAAGGCGCAGCTGACGGAAGTGATACTTGCCGCACAGCCCGACTTTGAACCCGGCAAGATGACCAAGGCGCAGCTGCTAGAGCATTTCATGGACGTGATTATTCCGAGCGCTACAGCTGCGGGCCCGGAAAACCCTCCTGAATCAGGCACGCCGGAAGCGCCCCAGGAGACACAGGGGTAATGGACACGACCGAATTCAGATCCCACTTCCCGGAGTTCTCCAGCGAGACGACATATCCGCCAGCTGTGGTCACATTCTGGTCCGGGATAGCAGAGAAGCTCGTCATAGAAAAACGGTGGGGTGAGTTGTACGACCACGGCGTTGAGCTGGCAACGGCCCACTATCTCGCTCTGGCCGCGGCCGATCAGAAACAGGCAGCGGTCGGCGGAATACCGGGGAATGCGACACAGGGCGCCATCACGTCAGAATCAGTAGGAGGCGTCTCGGTATCGTTCGACACGGCGAACGCCATGGATCAGGGGGCGGGTCACTGGAACATGACCACCTACGGCAGGCAGTTCATCCGCCTGGCGCGCATGATCGGCATGGGAGGATACCAGCTGTGATAAAGGGTACCGCCGGGCTCAAGACGAAGGACAACACGAAGGCGTTGGCTAAGACGATCAACGATCTGTTGAAAATGGACGTCCTTGTCGGCATCCCCGAAGAGAAGTCCCCGCGCAAGGGCTCCGGCGAGATCAGCAACGCGCAGCTCATGTTTATTCATACGAACGGATCCCCCGTCAGGAACATCCCGAAGCGGCCGGTGATAGAGCCCGCCATTGAGGCGGAGGACAATAAGTCCGCCATTGCCGATGAGTTGGAAGCCGCCGCAAAACTTGCCCTCGCCGGTAATCGCGAGCAAGCCATGAAACACCTCAAGCTCGCCGGTCAGACGGGAGCCAACGCGGCCCGCGAATGGTTCGATGATCCGCGCAATAACTGGCCGCCCAATGCATTGTCAACGGTAAGGGCAAAGCTGGCCAAGAAGTTCACGGGCAAAAAGCTCGACGAGGCGATGGACGCCTACCTCGCGGGAGCGGGAGAAATGAATCAGGTCCTTGTGGACACCGCCCAGATGAGAAAGGCGATTACGTATGTCGTAGGTGAAAAGAAGTGATAGACGTGTCCTCCATAGTGATGAGCCCCATATTTGCCGAGGCCTTCTCCATCTACCGGACAACCGGTGGATTCGACGAGGGCGGCTGGGTAAAGACGGCTGTCGGGGCATTGCTTACCGCCGAGATAGACGAGGGCAACAAGGGGTCGGGTTACAGCGCGGATGACGTTCTGACTATCGTACAGACCGGGGCTGCAGGTGCCACGGTCAAGGTCTTGACAGTCGATGAGGACGGCGCCGTAGAAAGTATTGAGATAATAACGGCGGGGTCCGGTTACGATCCTGATGCTCCCATGTCGACCTCGGCCACCCCTTCCGGGGGCACGGGGGCTAAGATCGTGTTTACCGTGACCCCTGCCAATCCTCAGGTCATTGCCACGTCCGGGGTGGTCACCGTCTTGAATGATAAGGAACTTGATGTCGTTCCCGAGGGCGACAGGATAAAAGGGGCGATGGCGTTCTACACCACGACGCCCATGTACCTGACGAGCTCCGCTGGCGCGAACGTGTCAGACCAGATCCTTTGGAAAGGAGACCTTTATAAACTGGTGAACATCTCCCCCTGGGGCTCCTTCGGTTTCAACAGGAGCGTAGGCGTAAGAATGGATGGTGATTAATGCCGACTGATATCTTCCTGACTCAGGACGCAGTCAACAAGGTCTTCCAGCGCCTTACGATCTCTCTTTTGGGACTGACCATTCCCACGGTTACGGACAAAAGCTCCTACTCGAAGGTGCGCGTCTCCTATCCTCCGGAAGGACAGCCCGCGTGGAAGGTCACTGACAATATCGCCTTCGTGAGCGTGTTCGAGCGTGATGGTGAGTATAACAAGCCCAGAAACGTGATCATGGACGATCTGGACGAGGACAACGCGAATCAGGAGACGACGTACACGCGCATCCTGGAAGCCTCATGGATCTTTTACGGGCCTTTGTCCTTCGACAACGCCCGAAAGGTCAAGGACGGCATTTTCTACGAATTGAACAGGGAAATTCTTGCGGGGAGCAACCTGTATCTTGTCCCCTCGACACCGAACCCGGTCAGGATCCCAGAGATCTACCAGGGTCAATGGTGGGAACGGGTAGATTTGAGGATGCTGTTCAACGAGCAGGTTACCGTAAATCTCACCGTGCCGTACCTGAAGAGTTCCGAGATCACGGTTGTCCGCGAGGACGGCGACGATACCGTCATTGATGTGACGGAAGAACTATACGATGCAATGACATAAGAGGAGGTATAAACGATGTCCACACGCAGCCTTGACAGTATTGTTGATATTGCCGTAGAGATCAGCCCGCTCGCGGCCCCGCGGCAAACGTTTGATCAGTTGCTTATCCAGGGATCTACAGTTCTTGATGCAGATCCGATAACCGAGACCGAGCGCGTTCGCGTCTATGAGAGCCTGGCAGAAATGCTCGAGGATGGTTTCGCGATCGATGACCCCGAGTACCTCGCGGCCCAGCTCTATTTCTCTCAGAGCCCGCAGCCTGACAGGGTATGGATCGGCATGAGAAACGCCAGCACCAGCGGTCTCGATACCGTGGCGATCAACGCGGCCGGAGCAGGCAGCGGATACGCTTTGGGCGATGTCCTCACGGTTGTCCAGGCGGGCGCAAGCGGAGGTACGCTTGAGGTCACGGAAATAGACGATACAGGAGCAGTAACCGAGGTGGCGCTGCTTACCCGGGGGACGGGATACAGCGCTGACACGGGTCTCGCTACCACGGTCGCGCCTGCGGGAGGGACAGGCTGCACGATCGACATATCGGCGGTGGCAGCGGAGACGGTCCTTGAGGCCCTGCAGAAGGCACGGGCGGCCAGCAACAACTGGTACACGTGCATGGATTGCGATGCCGTCACAGCCGACCATAAGCTGGTGGCCGCATGGATAGAAGCCGCAACCCCGCCCTCGATCTACGGCTTTACGACCGAGGACTCCGACACGATCACATCGGCGGACACCGACATCTTCACCTGGCTCAAAGACCGCCTGTACAGCCGGACCATCGGGCAGTATTCGACGGATTCCCCGTATGCGATCGCCGCTATCTTCGGTTATGCCATGGGGGCCAACACGCAGCTCGCCAATTCCGCCTACACCCTGAAGTTCAAGAACGAGATCGGTGTCGCGGTAGAGGAACTCTCCTCAACCCAGATCACGAACCTTGAGGGCAAGAACGGCAACGTGTATCTCAACTATGCCAATTACTACAACATCTTCGAACAGGGCGTAATGGCGAACGGGTCCTTCTTCGACGAGAAGATCAACCTCGACATGCTTGTCAACAAGATTCAGCTCAACGTGATGGATCTCCTGTACAAGGTTCCGAAAGTACCCCAGACGGAGGCGGGCGTCACCCAGATAGTCAATTCCGTGGCTTCGGCGTGCGAGGAGATGAGGGTCATTGGCTTTGTCGGCCCCGGCACATGGACGGGCAGGACAATTCTGAATCTCAAGGAAGGTGACACGCTGCCGAGCGGTTATATCGTGCAGGCGGCGAAGATAGCAGACCAGTCACAGGCGGACAGGGAAGCAAGGAAATCACCGTCGATATACGTGGCCATCAAGGAAGCCGGCGCAATTCACAGCGTCCTGATCGGAGTGTATGTGAATAGATGAAAGAGATAGCGCTCACAAAAGGAAAAGTGGCCATTGTTGACGACGAAGACTTCGAAAGGCTGAATAGGCATAAATGGACGGCCACAACTGATAAGGGACGAAAGCTGTGGTACGCCTACAGGCAGGAGAAGTCTCTGTCAGGCAAATATATCGCGATCAAAATGCACAGAGAGATTATGGGGGTAGGCCCTTATGATCAGCTAGACGTAGACCACCGAGACAGGAACGGATTGAATAACCAAAAGTATAACCTCAGAGCGTGCACACGGTCTCAGAATTTGTGCAATATGGTTCGCTTCAATCCTTCCGGCTATAAGGGCGTATCGCTTCAGACAAGGGGTAAAAAATGGGTTGCAAAAATCCAGATCAACGGCAAACAGATCTATCTCGGAATATTCACACAAAAGGAAGATGCGGCGCGGGCGTACGATAGAGCTGCCCTAAAATATCATGGCGAGTATTCCCGCCTCAATTTCCCTTTAAAGGAGGCAATATAAATGAATACAACATACAGTTTTCTTGACCTTTCGGGCGCGATCGCCTCACCCATAGGCGCCTATGTCTTCACCGGCGAAGGAGTGGGCGAAGGAGGTATAAGCGTCGCCATGGCCATGGACAGGACTGCTCATGACGTTGGAGCCGACGGGTCGGTCATGGTCTCCAAGATGGCCGGGAACAACGGCACGATCACCGTCAGCGTGCAGCAGACATCAGACCTGCACAAATGGCTGCTCAACTGGTACAACGCCCTTATTCTCGGCGATACGAGCCTGTGGGCGGCCACCGCGATGACACTCCGGAATACGACAGACGGGACGAGTCACGTCATCAGCGGCATATCTCCCGGAAAAAAACCAGATCTTCCGTATCAGCGCCAGGGTCAGAACATATCCTGGTCACTTATGGCGGCAGATATACAGAGCATAGCGGCATAGATCGCGACAAGGGGTGAAACATGCAGCAGAAGCGTGAAACGCACAAGATAGTGGAATTGTCAGGGCGCCGGTTCAAGATCGGCAGATTCGACGCCCTGACCGGTTCCTATTTCGCGACAAAACTCGTATCGAGGCTGAGCGGCATAGCCATGGGAATCATGGGGGGGACCATAACGGACGCCTCATATGTTGCCATGGCGGTGACAGGCGAGATCGGAACCATGAGCAAGACGGAATTTTTGGAACTGGAGACCGACGCCCTGAGCGTGGTTTCCGAGATAACGAACGTCGGAGGCGTGGCCGAGGCCGATATACCGGTCAGGACGAAGACGGGGGCCTGGGGAGTGGCCGGTCTCGAGGATGACATGATCACGGTCATGGCTCTCATATGCCACGCGGCGATATTTAACCTGTCCCCTTTTTTTCAAGGAAACGCATTGAATGCGGTGAAAGAGAGCTTCAAGGATTTACACCTGTTCGATGCGAGAACCTAGACGAGTTCGCCTATGCCCCGTGCATGGCGGGCAATTGGAAACAGTGCGAAGTATGGGA